TTACGGATTATACGGTACAGATTCTAACTGAGGATATTCATATCCATCAAGGATAACCCAACCGTCTTTATTACCGAAATACTCATTGATAGTTTCATTTGTAGCACCGTTTCTTTCCAGCATATAAACATTATCAAAATAATATTCATTGCCTGCATAAACAGCTCTTACAACAGATTCGGAAACATCGTATACATTGTTTATTATAAATCTGTAGCCTTTTTCTGCATCAACAGAAATAGTACCAAATGCAAGTCCTGTTGAATATGCATTGCCGATAATTTCTCCGGTATTGAAGCAATCATAAATTTCTATAAGAGTGCTTTTACCGCTTGCAGTATTACCAACTATAGCTGCAGCATCTTTATTAACAGACTGAATTTCTCCGGCATTGAAGCAATTTTTAATAACAGCCTTGTTTCTTATACCGCCCACAATTCCGCCAACACGGTTATTACCGCTGATGTTTCCGTAGTTAGCACAATCACTAACTGTAATACGGCAATTTATAGACCCTATAATTCCGCCGACTTCACCGGATGCACTGTAGATATCTCCTCTGTTTATACATCCTGATAAAATTTCACTAAGCACGGTTGGCTCAGATTTACCTACTATACCGCCAACAGTTCCCTTAGCAGTAATATCAGCTTCATTTATACAGTTTTCTACTCTTCCGTAGTTCCATCCTGCAATACCGCCGACATAGCTGCCATTTGGGATATTGATAAATCCTGTAACCTTAAGGTTTTTAACTGTTCCTTTGTTTATGGAGAATACCCCTGCAAATGCATTTCCGGTCTTTTCTAAATCAGTCATTGCAAGATCGATTGAATGACCGTTACCGTTATACACACCTGAAAAATAGGTTGCTGATGAACTGTGAGTAATTCCCTGACGGTAAGCGCGATAACTTGCAGGAAGCTCAATATCAGCAGTTTGTATGAAATGATCGCTTAATTTTGAGGCATCACTGTTTTCACCGAATATAGCGATGAAATCATCTGCACTGTCAATAACCCATGGATTAAAATATGAACCGTCCTCTGTGTTACCGATTTTGAAAATTCCGCCTGATTCGTAGTCGTAGCTTACTGTAATATCATCAGTTAAATCAAAATCAGGATAATCGTAGCCATCACTTGCAGTACAGTCATAAAGAGTATTTTCTTCATAAGCAGTTAAAATTGTATCAGCAGTTACATTTTCACTAAGAATATAAACACCGCTTACATTATCGTCTCCTACTACTTCCAATGGAAGACCAGTTAACTCATGATTTGAAATATCATAGAAATTCTCTACTGAAATAGCAAATGTTTTTCCTGAATTAGGAGTAGTATAGCTACCCATTATTACACTTCCGCCAGTTACAGTTGAATTTATAACACCTGTATTGAAGCAGTTTGTAACTGTTAATGTAGTATTAGCACTTGCATAATTAGTACCTGCTATAGCACCTGCAATACCGTTTCTGATTTCTACATTTCCTGCATTGAATGAGTTCTCAATAGTTATGTTTCCGCCGGCAGAACCAATTATTCCTCCAACGGAATAAGCAACATTTGTAGTGCTTCCGCCAAGTATTTCTCCGTAGTTTGCACAGTTAGAAATGGATTTAGCAGAGCTTCCGTTTGTATAACCTACTATGCCGCCTGCATTACCGCTTCTAGCTGTTACTGAACCTTTATTAACGGATGATTCTACACTACCATTCTGAATTAATCCTACTAAACCGCCAACAGCCGTTTTTCCATAGACTGAAGCTTCATTAACACAGTTTATAATTGAACCGCCATTTAAATATCCGGTAATTGCGCCTGTGTTTGTTTTATCTAATGCATCTATTGTTCCTGCAACAGTAAGATCTTTAAATTGTCCATTTGTACCGATTGATTCTACAAGACCGTTTCTGCTGGTTTCAGGAATATAACTTAAAACTGTTATTTTTTCATCGTTTCCATCATATACGCCTCTAAAAACACCGCCTTCTAAAGGTGTGTAATCAGAAAGCTTAATGGAGCCTGACTGTCTGAAATATTTTGTCATATTATCAGCCAAAGCATTTTTGCCAAATGCTTCTGCAAACTGTTTTCCACTTCTTATTATATATGGGTCACTTTCTACGCCTGTTCCTGTAATAGCTGTATTATCAATTATAATTTCAGCTGTTGAAGAGTCTACGATTGAATTATCACTGTTACCAATACCTGTTATACGAACAGTATATACAGATGAATAATGACTGTCAGAATCTACATTTGTTATATAAAGCATACCGTTTCTTATATCAGATTCATCATAACCGTTATTTAGTTTAACACCATCTGCATAAACTTCTGCAACATAATCAGTTGCATTTATATCAGTATCCCATGAAACAGTAAGAACATTGTTTACATAGTCGTTCTGATATGTAAGATTAGGAGTTGCTACTGCATTTTCATTATCCGGTTTATTTGCATATGCTGAATTACCATAATAATACTCTCCGTCATAAAGAGCATAAGGTCTTAAAACAAGAGTATCAGGTACATCGCAAAGAGCTACAGCATAAATACCGTCATTTGCATTTTGAGCCACAAATTTTGTTCCGTTATCTACAGTTAAATCAGTAACCGTTGTATCACTGGATGCAATAATTCCATACTCAATATCAGTTTCACTGATAGTTGAAGCCTTATTATATCTAGCTGTAGCTATAACAAAATTATCATAATCAAGTCCAATAAGATTGTCCACTCTTTTGATATTTGTTAAATCGTCAAAATATATAACTTCCTGAGAAGAATCTGCATCAGAGTCATTAGTATCGCTTTCATCTTCCGGTAAAAATACTTCATTGTCTTCTGATGAATCAGTAATATTAAGAGTTATTATTCCTGTATTGTCGTCTAAGAAGCTGTAATACCCACAAAGCTCTCTTACAGTAAAGCTAAGAGGAATAAAGAATTCACCATCTGCATAGTCAATGGTAATCCCTGCATCCACACTCTTTTTCGAAACTGTAACCATAGATGAATCTTTTGTAAATTTTAAGGTTATATCGCCCTTTGTGGCATTAACATAACTTGAACTAACAGTTGTAGTTCCGCCGACATTTTCAAAAAATTCGGTGGCAGGAACCATTATTTCTCCGTTTTTAATATAAGGATTAGTGTCAAAATCAACTCTTAATCCGTTTATCATAATATTTATTTTGTCATCTGACGGAAAAGAGTCTTCTATATTAAAGGAGGTGTTTAAGAAATCTCCCTTAACAGGTATAAATTGAACTATATTTGTTTCATATAAGTCTTCTTTTACCCAATCAGTAATAATTTCAAAAGGATTTTCCGGAGCTTTTTTTACTTCCGCAATATCTGCACCGATACCGTTATGAAATACTATAAATCCGTCTGAGAATGTGTATGGTGCTTCGCTGTATAAAATCCCTTCAGGTAAGCTGCCGTCGTAGCCTACTCTTTTTCCCATAACATAGTTATTCTGATATGTTATTTCATCATCGGAATCTCCGTTTAAAATCTGAGGCATAACTCCTTTGTATGAAATAAGCGCATTTTTTTCAACAGTTCCCTGAGGAGGGATAACTGAATTTTCTTTAACTATAGTATCAGGGGAATATTCTCCGATTTTAAATCCAAGGTCGCATCCTATTACTGTGTTATTGCTCAAATCCATATTTGTTACTGCCTGAAGATGACCTGTATAATCAGGATGAGGATTACCGTCTTTTACAACTACTGCACCTGATGTTCTTGGCAGATTGTAAAAATAGTTGTCGCTAACCTTATGATTATCACCATATAGAACTATACCTGTATTTCTTGTAGTAGGAACTCCGCCTACAAACAGATTTCCAAAAAATTCATTATTATTGCCGTGACGGGAGTATACTGCACCGTCGCAATTATAAAATGTGTTATTGTAAATCTGGTTATTTCCGCTTTTAATGGATATTATTTCAACTTCTCCGTTACATTCTTCAAAGAAACAATTTCTTACGATAGAATAAGAACCGCTGTCGTATTGGCTTGATGTTCCTATTCTCAAGGTTTCAAATCCATTGTCGTCTCCGTATTCATAATCTCCAAAGTAGCAATTTTCTACTGTAATATAATTAGGTGATGAATCAGGTCTTACAACCTCAAGCATCATTCCGCCCGTCTGTTTACCTCTGAAATAACAGTTGGTAACCTTATGATATTGACCGTACAAGCCAACCCATCTCTGATTTATTGATAAATTTTCAGGGTTACAATTTAACATTACACAATCCTTGATTGTGCAGTAGCTGCTTCCTGTGCTTGTGTGGATAATATCATTTTCGCTTGTACAATTTTCAAAAACAATACCTTCCACATTCAGGTAAGAACCAGTCATAGTTATTGAAGAATTCCCCTTTAATATAACATTACCAGGATTTTTTGCTTTAATGGTTATTGGGTTTTGGGCTGTTCCGTTAGCAGCAAAATTAACCGCTACGTGATGATAGGTTCCGTCTTCAATTTCTATTACATCTCCCGGCTCTGCCTGGCTTATTTCTTCTACAAGCTGCTGATAAAGAGTTGCACCCATCTGCTCTTCCAAAGGGATTTCTCCTATATCTGTAACCTTAACATTATCGATATATCCTTCCCCATCTTTTGCAGTTTGAGTTATAAGCTCCAATCTTATGTAAGAAACATCAATAGATGCAGTAACATTAATTGTAAGTGTTTCCCATTGATTTGTCGTAGAAGTAGATATGGATTTAGTTTCAATCTGAGTGCCGCTTGCGTTATAACAACGCATTTTTACTGTGAAACTGTTTTTTATTGCATAAAAATCAGCAGAAAATGTGTATTTTCTGAATGTTGTGAGATTTATACGCGGATAGATTATACCCGCATAATTATTGGTTAATTCATCATACACATATACTGATTGGCTTCCGTGACTTGCTCTATCGCTTGATATTCTTACAATTCTTCCATCAGTTGAGTTTTCTTCTCCTTTAGTAGACCAATTATTAAGACCATCTTCAAAGGAATCTGAAAAAATTACTGATTCCTCAGAAAACACGTTTGTGTATACATTGAGTGATAATATTAATGTAAATATTAAAATAACAGATAAAATTTTTTTCATATTCCTCTCCTTATATCTTTTTTATTTTTTAGTTAAATTGCGCTTTAGCAGATTCAGCTAAGCTTTCTCAATAACTATATAACCATTTTTATCAGCTAAGGTTGGACGATGTAGTCAATGTGCCACTGACTACAAATGAATAATTAATAATGAATGATGAATAATTTCGGTTGAAAATCGCAAAAAGCGATTTTCTTCATTAATTTTTCATTATTCAATATTCATCAGCGTAGCGATTTCATTATTCATTATGTTTTGTTCATTGTGCAAAACGTATGGACGATGTAGTCAATGTGCCACTGACTACAAATGAATAATTAATAATGAATGATGAATAATTTCGGTTGAAAATCGCAAAAAGCGATTTTCTTCATTAATTTTTCATTATTCAATATTCATCAGC